TGTTCCATATAGTGGAACAGGTGCTTTTGGTTCAAAAATAAATATAAAACTTCCTCATAATGGTGATTTACTTTCAAATATATATATATCATTAGAACTTCCTTTAATTGATGATCAAGACATCGACTCAAATACTTCTAAGCTTTATTACTGTAATGGTATAGGTTATAAAATCATAAAAAATATTCAACTCAAATTCAACGGTAAAATAATTGAAGAATTAAATGGTGAGATGATATCACATATATATAATTATCAATTCAATAATTACGATAAAGATACCCTTGATAAAATATTTTACTATAGTCATAAAGTGAATAACTTTGTAAATTATACAGATCCTACAAGAGTAGATGAAAATGCTTATACTAACCTTGAGAGAAGAGGACCAATTAGCATTAACATACCTATACCTTTCTTCTTTACTAAAACTTTTGATGTAAATTTACCAATTTGTGCTATGAGTAATACTGAAATTGAAATTATAGTTGAATTTGAAAAACTTGAAAATCTTATATTTAATGGTATACCTGCCGGATCAACTAATAGCTTTAATAAATTATCAATAATTAGTGAAACTATTAATTTAGATAATAGAGAAAAAAAATTATTTGTTACAAATAATTTGGACTACTTAATTGAAATTAATACAAAGATATCAGAAGAATTAATTGATGGAAATACAACAGGAACATTGACATATGATATTAATGCTAAAAATGCTACAACTATGTTATATTTCAGTTTTTTGCCTACTATAAATGAAGAACTACGTAATTATTTTAATTATTCAATAGTATACCTTAATGATTATAAGCTAATTAATAGTACTCTACCTAATTCTGAACTTGGTTTGTTTAGAGATGTATATGCTCCTAATTTATATAAATCAAATAATAACAATCTAATCAATAACATTGTTATCCAAGTTGATAATAATAAATTATATGAGAATAACGCACTAAATTTTCCATTTTTAATAAGTAATATGCCCTTTACATGTAATCTTAATAAAGTTAAATATCAATTAGGAATTTATAATTTTAATCTTGATAGGACAAAATATTTAAGTGGAAGTCTAAATTTTTCAAGATTAATTAAAAAAACTATATCATTCGAGATAGGTTCTGATTTTAAAACTTATTTAGATAATATATCAACATCATCCGCATTTTATAGTGAATTTAAATCTATTAAATTTAATTGTTATTCAAGTTATTTCAATAATTTAATTATTAAAGATGGATTAGCTGGATTAAAATATAATTAATTATAATAATATGGCTTATAGTAATCAGAGTAAAGATTCATATAATATAAATTTAACACAAATTGCGAATAATGATGCTAATAATCCTCATTTAGCAATTTCATCACAATCGCAAGACGATGATATTATCTTAAATAATGGAGAAACATTAATTTCACAATTTAACACTTCAAATCTAAAATCAACACTTATTACGGATGATATAACTATAATATCAAAAGGTGGAGAAAATGGAAATACAGATTATGGAAATAATTCTTTAAATAATAGGTTAGAATTACTAAATAATTCTGTTTCCTTAAGAAAAAATGATAACACTGATACTAATACATACGCAAAATCTTTTAAAGCAAATGAGATAACACCTGGTTCTATAAAGATTAAAAATAAAGATGGCAATGAATTAGTATGTATTGATACAAATGATAATACTAATGGAACAATAGAAATACGTGATAATGATAATTCTCTAATATTTAAAATATCTAAAAATGGAATGATATTAAATGTTCCTACCAATATAGGAGCAAATAGTTTTATAAGTTCAAATAATTTCAAATTCACCTCAAGTAGAGCTGATAAATTTAAGGTTGTTAATAGACACTATGTTGATCAGAGACATAGAATTGATTTTGAAAGCTTATACTGGAAAACTGTATCAACTCAACTTCATAGTTTATATCAAAATGAATCGTATCCTGCTAAAATTAAGGAATATATTAAGAGTAATAATGTGCCAATAAGATACGAATATGAAGTTTTAGAAGATAGTAAATTAGAATATTCTAAGGATGAAAATGGAAATCAAATAGCAACTACAATAAAGTATGAAAGACCTATTGTCAAAAAATATACCGGGTCAAGTTATATAATAGGAACTAATCTAAACTGGCGGTTTGAATTTACAAGAGCAAGAAGAAAAACACAAAGAAAAGGTATTGAAACCGAATTTGTTTTTGATAATATGGGTAATTATACATATCAAAAAGACGCAGAACAAAATTTAATAACAGACAAAATCTGTATATAAATTTTTTATTATTTTATTTAACGGAGTTTAAAATTATAAAAAATTATGTGGTTATATATAAATGAGTCACCCAAGTTTAATTGAAATAGAACCTACAACATCAGAGTTTACGCTTAAACATGTTAACCAATATGGGAATGTTGAAGAAATTATAACTATAAATCCAAACGCATTAACTGGTGATAATGGTGCTTCAAAAAGCGTTATTAATGGTCATGGGACTACACTTCAAAATTTTTTATATGAAGATGTGGATATATCAGGTGTTAATGTTACTGATTTAACAATGGATAATTTAATTGTTAGTGGTAAATTTTCATTTAATAGTTATAATGCTGGAGATACTTATATAGGTAATCCATCAGATACTGGACAAATAAAATTAAATAAATACTATCAAATAATTAGAGGGACTACTCTTGATGTGATTGAAAAAACTAGAGAATTAAGTCGAGACTTTTACATATCTCCAGATAAAGAAGTTATGATAATATCAGAAAAATTACCTGGTTGGTCAAATGACATACCTAAAGCGTACCTATTTAAATATAACACTACATTAAAAAAATATGATCTATCGTTTGAGATTACAGGAAAAATAGGATATAGATATTTACATTCTACACCTGATCCTATTATACATCTAGCAAATACTGATCAAAGTAAAAAAATATCAACGCGTGGTTTTGGTTTTAAAACTACTAATTCTACTAAAAATGTAGCATACTACAATTCATCGTGGAAATTTGAGGCTGTTAATACTAATGTGTTAGTAAATGATAAAACAAAAGATAAATATACACAATTTATTATGATACATAGTTTTGATTACTATCCTAAAGCAGATAATGGCTTAATAGAGGGAAAATTTGAAAATTTTGAGTCTGGAACCGCATATCATGGAAAAACAATATATACATACGCACCAGACAATGATGATTTACCACCAACAACTTTGACAATGTATATATTTAATGTAAATGGAATATTCACAAATATATCCGAAGCATTACAATCTACAGGAGATCACTGCACTCCTGAAGTAGATAGTTATACAAGTATTCAGAGGATATTTTTATTTAATGATAAAAAATACCAATTAGACGCTATTGATAAAGACGCAGATCCTAATAGTATACATAACTTTGTGATACAACACGAAGATAATGCTTTGAATAGCAATAATAATGGAACAGATCATTCTGTTTCTAATACTAGTGTTATATCTTCGTATTCAAATAAATTTACTGTAAGTGGTAATGCAGTTTATGGTTCGACTTCTTCTACAGATTATTCTATTTCTGATATGATATTTGGAGCAGGAGGCTATAATGGTATTAAATTAATAAGACAATCTGATAATAATTCTGATGTTATGATGCTATTAACAGGTTATTCTATATCAGGTGTGAATACATCTACAACAGTCACAGATGCGATTCCTTATATATTTTGTTACAAATTAAAATTTAATAGTTCAATGTCTAGTGCTGATACAAATTCAGGTGCCATATTTCCAAGTCACGATGTATCTTTTTTTGGAAGAACAAATATAGGTTCATCAGGATTACAGTTTCAAACTGGACAAAATGGAAATAGTAGTGGATTATTAAAAAATAATTTTATTGAACCTACACCGTTAGACAATACTTTTGAAAATAACAAAAACTTTTACTTTGAAATATCTAGTTATGATGCGTCAACCTTGGCATACAATAAACCAGTATTAGGAATAGATATCAAATATGGTGAAAATTTTATTGAAAATGACACTGAGTATTCAGATGTTTTAGTAGCAGCACATTTTAATGGTTACAGAAGAGATCAATATATTGACTCAAGTAACACTATATCGAGTATTAATACTGGATTAACAAGATCTATGTTAGTTTTTTATAAATTTCATTACTCACCTACAGTTCATGTCAGTGATAGTGAACCCAACGCTATATTAACATGGTATGTTGATAGTGGAACACCAACATCTAAAGAAAACAAAAATCAACTTGTTATAGAAGCATATGGTGAACATGACGATACCAACTTTTTAAAATATATTGACAGCACAGTAAATAATGATAATGTTATTACTGACGTAATTACAAATAGTGTTCTAATAAATAAATTTTCTATAAACAACAGAATTACACATATGGCACTTGCTATGAAAGATTTTACAATCGCAACCTCTGATAATGGTCAACAAAGTTATAAGCAAGGTAAAGTTAGTATGTTTAAACTTAAAACATTCACTAACAATGAAGATCATGAAGTTTCATATTTGAATGGTATTACACTAAGGGATAGTATTAATGCTAATGGATATTTTGATTCCTCAGTGGCGAGTAATAAATTCACAGGAATACAAAAATTACCTGATATCAAAAATGCAGATATTAAATGTGATAGACTTTCGCATGCTCATATAGGAGCTGATATTGCTTTGTTAGATAATCAAAATCGTAATGAACAGGGTGATAATGCTCAAGAAGTTTTCCTTGTAGTAGGAATTCCTGGTGAAAGAAATGTAAACCTAGATGTAAATGATAATGTAATGAATCTATATAATGGTAGTATTATGATATATGAAAAAGAACCTACCAGTGAAAATCAAGCTGGTGAATTTTTTAATGAAGTTTACACAGTTCCTTCATTATCTTTATATAAAAATGAAAATGGAGATGTTATCCCTTCTGAATTCGGAAGTAAATTTAAAGTAACTGAAGATTTATCAAAGATATATACATTTAATCATAATAGTAATATATCGGATTCTGATACATTTGCCATAAAAGAAATATCTTTTGATGAAAAAATGTCAATTAAGGGTTCTAGTGCCTATTACAACTCAAGAAATCATTTTTTCAAAAATACAGTTGAATTTGATGGAGATATAAATCAAATATCGGGATCTGCACAATTTGGTGAATTGCATGCTGATAAATTTGCGCTGGATGTTTTTGAAACCACTTTACTTTTTGTAGGAAGGGCAAAGCAAGCATTCTATGATATATTAAATAGATTTGAAATATCTGTATCCACTTCAATATTCGATTCGGGAGTAGAAGAAATTAACGAATTTCATAATTATAATTTAGCTAACAATAAACAAGCAATTTTAGAATTAACAAATCTTCATACGATTTCTAATCAACCTAAAAATTTTATCCATTTATCAAATAATGAAAAATATGCTATAACCGGAGAAGAATATGCTACAAACCCAGGTAAATATCCTACGGTTTTTATATGGAAAATGGATTTTACTAATGAAAATTCTCATAAAAAGTGTATTGTGATTGATAATGGATTGTTTAATAGTGTTGTACCACCTAATGAGCGTTTTTTTGGAACAGGAGGAATTCATCCATCAAAGAATAAGTTCAGATGGCAAGCGTTATCTGATCAAATGGATAGATATATATTCTTAGCCCTAGATTTTGATACAGATACAAGCGATTGTTCTCCTAACGAAAAAAATCAAATAGCAAGATTTTTTGTAATAAAGCTTAATGAAACATTCGATGGAATAGATCCAAGTTTTAATATTAAATATTTTAAATGTCCTATAGGTAGTGATATTAAAGGCGCACAGTATTTTAGTAGTCCGCAAGATATAAGTTATATAGGTTCAAAGATAATTGATAATCAAGCACTTCAAACATTTAGTCACGATAATCAAGTATACTTTACAGTCTCAACTGAAAAATCAGATAATTTACCTAATACAGATATAAATAAAATTTTGCCAGCAGGTTTTGTATTTTCTATAAATGAAAATAACGAAGCAGTTCGATGCGTTGATGTATTTTTACCTACTTCAGATAAAATTACCAGAATTCACGTTGCTGGATATTCATATAATAATCAAAAATACATGACATTCTTTCAATCAGGAACAAATGATGGAACTTCAGAATCAGATTCTGGAGATAATCTAGGTATTATATTCAAATTCAGAGATTTATTTATTACCAATGATGGGACAAGAAAATGGAACAGATTTAATACACCATATGAGAAGGCTATTATAACCGATTTTGATAAAGAAGGTCCTTATGCTTTATCACCATTTGATAACTTTGCTACAGATGTTAGTAATGCTAATGATGTCAATAATGTTTGGTTAAATACTGGAGGAACTACAATAGACAATAGTAATATTTTAGGTTCTGATTCTTTATATCACACATTTATATTTAAACCTAATACTTTTCCTGAAAATAGTTATAATAATAATACTTCTTTCTTACAACAAAATAATGTATTTTTTGAAGATTTATCGATTGACTATATGACAGATAATGTTCTTATTAATAAACTAGTAATTAAAGATTATAATAAACTTGCTCTCACATACACAAAAGATAAAGCTGGTTTAAGCTCCGAGCATTTATTTGTTTACAATCCACTTATAGTAGATGATACTGAAACTGAACAAGCTTTACATGAATTTGATATTACTGGAGGCTCAGGCTATCATACAACAATCGCATCAAGTTTTTCTGATAATGTATTAATAACACAGTCCAATACTAGTGATATTGTATATATGGATACAAATGATGTTCTTTCAAAAACTGTATTTTTAATGAGAGATGATTGTAATAATTATTCATTTGATGCTTATAGAGCATTAGAAAGTGGCAATAGTTTAGATGTTAAAATATCAGATGAAGTAAGTCCTAAAATCGACTTAGGTCCTCAAGGTGGTATATTTATTCCTCTAAGCGGTGGAGGGGCTACAGGTAATCTTCTCGCACATATTTGTGATTTTGACTATGACGGAACAAATGCTACTATTTTTGGAAAAACTATATCAAATAATGGAACAATGGGAAACGCCAGTGATATATTTTTCATTCCTACTGATATGAGGTATTCTTATCATGATAATACTTCTGAAGGTTATTCTGCGTCAATAACAATTCTTAATAGTATCACGACATCCCTTGGTTCCCCATATCAAAGCTTTACGCCAATAACAAATTTAGGTAGCGAACAGGTGATTACTAAAAGTGAGAATAGAACTGGCTGGAATGAGCTCTTTGATCTTTATGATACTGCTTTATCACAAAACAGTTTAATATTAGATGGATATAATGCTATTTATAATGCTGCTTTAACTGTATATACATCATCTTTCATAACATATTTTCAAAGTCTGGGTTACTCAGAGGCTGTAGCACAAGCAGCCGCAGCAGCAGCAGCCGCAGCACCATCATATAAATTAGCAGACGATATTTATCCCTATAATAATGCTAAAATTATTCATACAGACTATAATCCATCCACTAATACAAGTCAATCAAAATTTGAGAGTTTTTTGAAAACATTTTTGGATGAAAAATACAATAGACTTATTCCTAGTACTCATAATAATAATACTGATTGGATAAGTAAACGTGATTCAGCAGAACACAAAATTGAAAATTACTTTTTACCATATGTAGATCCAGATAAATATACATTAACTATAAATGTTGGAACTTGGAATATAATGTATGATACAAATGTCAATACTACAAATATAAAATTATTATCAGGAACAGTATCAGGCAATAAACTTATTATATCAAAAAGAGATTTGGCGATAGTAACAAAATTATATCAAACAAATAACTATTCTAATATCATATTTGACGTTATAAATGAAACATATAATGTTATGAAATTAGCAAAAGCTGATATGGGTATATTAGATACAAAACTTATGGTTGAAGATGGTATTGTAACTTCTAAGTCAAATTTAACTAAAATAACTGGTAAATTAAGTGTTACTGGACATACCAACATCGAGCAGACTTTAAGTGTGAAAGAAGCAACAACTCTAGAGGATACATTAAGTGTAGCCAGTCATACATCATTAAGTGGTGTCCTAAGTGTTAAAGAAGCAACAACTCTTAGGAATACACTAAGTGTAGACGGTCATACCTCATTAGACAGCACCCTAAGTGTTAAAGGAGCAACTACTCTTATGAATACTCTAGATGTAATAGGTGATACATCTGTATTTACTCTAGATTCATCTGGAGCCACATCATTAGCTACTGGTTCAGGTGCTGTAAATATTGCTAGTAGTGATGAGATGACTACAGTTAAAGGGACACTCAATGTAGATCAAGCAGTAACTCTTGATACGACTCTTAGTGTAGCTGGTCATACATCATTGACTAACACATTAAGTGTTTTAGGAGCAACAAATTTAGAGAATACATTAAGTGTTTTAGGAGCAACAAATTTAGAGAATACACTTAGTGTAGCCAGTCATACATCATTAAGTGGTATTCTAAGTGTTAAAGGAGCAACTACTCTTATGAATACTCTAGATGTAACAGGCGATACATCTGTCTCTACTCTAGATTCATCTGGAGCCACATCATTAGCTACTGGTTCAGGTGCTGTAAATATTGCTAGTAGTGGCGCTATGACTACAGTTAAAGGGACACTCAATGTAGATGAAGCAGTAACTCTTTATACGACTCTTAGTGTAGCTGGTCATACATCATTGACTAACACATTAAGTGTTTTAGGAGCAACAAATCTTGATAATACATTAAGTGTTTTAGGAGCAACAAATTTAGAGAATACACTTAGTGTAGCCAGTCATACATCATTAAGTGGTATTCTAAGTGTTAAAGGAGCAACAAATTTAGAGAATACACTTAGTGTAGCCAGTCATACCTCATTAGACAGCACCCTAAGTGTTAAAGGAGCAACAAATTTAGAGAATACACTTAGTGTAGCCAGTCATACATCATTAAGTAGTACACTAAGTGTTGCTGGAGCAACAACTCTAGAGTCTACATTAAGTGTAGACGGTCATACCTCATTAGACAGCACACTAAGTGTTGCTGGAGCAACTACTCTAGAGTCTACATTAAGTGTAGACGATCATACCTCATTAAGTAGCACACTAAGTGTAACTGGTGCTACAAATATTGAAAATACTCTTTATCTTAAACAAAATGGTTGGATAAGGGAGTCAATTGTTAATAATGACACTGACAGATATGTTTCTTCCATACCAACAAAAGGCACAGATAATGAAGGTATTCAAGTTAGAAATATCGAAGTCAATAGAAAAACCTATTTAGCTTCTAAACAGTTATCATCTACTGGAGGAACATTAGATGGAGGAACATTAGAGGGAGAAGGCAGTTCTGTGAATGGTAAATTTAATATCTTTTCTCTCCAATATAACAATGTTCAAGGTATTTGGAAAAATATCAGAATTGACGATACTAGTGATCCACCAGTTTTTAGTGAAAGTGGTAATAGAAATGCCATATTGATTGCTCAATCTGATCTTGATGAGGGAACTAGATTAATTCATAACGTTAAACAATCAACAACATCATATGGTTTTAAAATTGACAATACTAATAGTTCTGTATTGGATGTTAATGTAAGTGATATTGGATCAGCACAAAATGTTCTTATTAATGCCAATGCGTTAGAAATAGGAACAGGTATTAATAACATTGCAAATGTAATATATATATCTAATAATGTTGTAATGCATAATGAAAATATTTTATCTGATTATGAACAAAAATTTTATATTGATAGTTCTCAAGAATTTATGATAAAACTTAATGATAAATATTTGTATATTGATGAAGGTAGTGGTAGTTGGATAGGACCTAAATTAGACGCCAGTAATAGTTCAACTTTTAGATTCTTAGAACCCCACTTTAATACTCAAATGCATGACAATCGTGCGGATAATGTAGCTCTTACAGCTGTAAACAGATACGCTCTTCAAACAAGTGATAGAAATATTGATATAAATGCGGATTTGAAGGTATACGATAGATATAATGAAACTAATTATTTCACTATCTCATCGTTAAGAGAAGAGTTTGATACCGCAGCGGATGATAATGTTGAAAGAAATACATCAAGTCATCATATTAACATTAATAGAGAAGCCATTTTAGCTGATACTCTCGACTTTAAAACACACAGAGATAATGTGGCAGGTATCCAAAAGATTTATAATATTAAACTTGATTCATCTGACGAGGTTGAATTAGAAATTACAGCATTTAAGAATTCTACTAGTGGATATCTTAAACTCCAAGTTGAAAATAACGGTGGAATTGATGGCATAGTTCTAGATGATACAAGCAATGGATATCCTACTGCTGAATATATTAATAAATTAATTATTAAATCAATTAACCAATATTCTGTTGATAAATCAAAAGTTTTATGTTTTGGAGATGAAGTTGAAATTTACACTACAACTGGCGATAAATTATTTAGTTGCGAACCTCCTGCTGGAACTAACACTGGACACGATGACGAGAAAGCAATATTAGCTTTAGATACATCTTCATATTCTGTAGGTAATCCTAATTGGATAAGATCAGATAGATTTATATTATACCCTAATTCTACAAAAGACACTTTATTAGGAAAACCTATTGAAATTATAGAAAACATAACCACTAAAAGCGTAAGTGAAGAGATAATAATTAGACCTAAAATTTTGGATGAAACAAATGCTTTATCATATCATACACCTGGTTCAACATATGAATTAAATTATGATTCATTGTCGTCAACAATTACACCAATCTTATTTAGATTTGAATTTAAAAACAAGGAATCTAAGGCTAGAAATAAGGCAATCAGATTTCATAAAGATTTAAATGGTGTATCATCAGGAATGGAATTGGCTAAATCAACATTTGTGGGTGTAAATCCTAATAGTATCGACCATGAAAACATTACTGGTCTATATAAAAATTCACTTATTATTGGTAATGGTAGTGGTAACAATTCTATAAGATTAGGAGAAAGTCTAAATGTAGATAGTTTATTGATATTTAATAATAATCCTCAAAGTAATGTGAGATTCAGTAATATAGATATTGATAATGTAAATGACACTGTTTATAGTGTAAATGCTTCTCAATATAGTATTAATTCAACTTCCCTTACAATAGGAACATACGATCAGATGAATTCTGAAAATGAAGTTGGTCAAATCAAGATGAGAGTTTCTGATATACCTAATCCAATAAACAATGATATATATTCGGGAGGATTATATGAAATTGATGTTAAAAATAAAAGTAAATGGAATAAATCAGCTATGAAATTAACAGAAAGAGCGGATTTATATATTAAAGGAGGTTTACATCAATACGACAGTTATCAATTTGTAGAAATAGGTTACAATTTAGCTAAAAGAACTACAGTAAATGGAAAATTATTTGCTCATGCTTATGTTTCAGATAATGTTCTTTATGAATATAGTATTGAAGGTGTAGGCGATAAATCTTATTATGATAGTACTCGAGGAGTTTTATATCAATTAGGTAGTGAAAGTAGTGGTGATATTAATTATCAAGACATATCATCAAGTACTGACGCATTTACTACAAGTAATTTCACTAATGGTACTAAGAAAATATTATTTGGTAAAAAGGATACTGGTAATGATAAAGGTGTTCTTCATGAGATAGGTGATATTCTTGTTGATGCTAGTGTTATTAAGTATAGTGATAATGTACTTACTCCAGAATTTAGAGATAATATATTTATTATAAAGGACACAATTAGATTTATTGATAGAGGTATCGGATTAACGACCAATACTCCAATAGTATTACATAATAGTTATAAAAACAGCACTCTGCCTTACCCTTTTTATGATACAAATAACTTAGCCACTAGTAACCAAATGGCATTTAAGATAACTCCTTTATCATTAGTAAGTGGTGGAATAAATACAATAAGAACTGAAAGTTTTGCGGAACCATCAACACCAGATAGTTGGATTAATCCTACTTATTCATCGTTAGATCATGCACCTCTATACTCAGTTAATAATGGAATGGTATATGTAACATCTAATGATAAACTAGATGTAATTAATAATGTGTCTAATTTAATAGTTCCTAATCCTGATATATCTGCGTCATTTGAAACATTAACAAATAATCAAAATGTATTTAATTATGTTACTGGAGATTATGGTATATATCCTACTACTAATAACAATCTGGCGGACAATACAGGATATTTTTCGGGAGCGAGTGAGACAAGTTTTACTGGTCTAGCATCAGCATATGTTATTAATCCAGGAAGTGATTATCTTAAAAATATAGATGGTAATTATTTAGAAACAATAAGTGATTATAGCGATAAAATTTATGATAAGAACAATGTTATGGGTATTTCAAATGATATATTAAATGTAGATACCGCATTAGATAGTCATTTTACTGACGTTGATAATGCTTTTTCAGATGTTCAAGGAACTATTTTATTAACAAATAATAGTTTTGATACTGTAGCTAGCACAGGTACGGCTGATCCGCCTAACACACCACCAGATGCTAATAGAACTGATGGTATATTGGGTGGAAAAGGAGATTATAATGTAGACAGTAGTATCCCTTATATAAAGAATACAGTTGCTTCTTCAACAGCTATTCAATTAAAATCATTTAGTGGTGATACTGATGAAAATACAAACACTGTATTACGAGTTGTTTGGGATGGAAAACCTATTATTATAAAAAATGATTTAAATGTATTTTATCAAGATATACTTATAGATTTAATAGGTAATCCATATACAAGAGATGCTATCAAAAATAACATAAAAGATTATTTTTATATACCAGTTACTGTTATTCATAGTAAAAAATCAGACTTACCGGCATCAAATCCTAACTACCTCGGGGGAGATGCTGCTAACGCTAAATGTAAATTTGTTGTAGCATATGACGTTAATGGAATTTATGGCGATACACTTAATAATTTTTATAAATCAATAAATCCTGATAATATTAATAAAGATGCGGGAGATGGTGTTAGTGTAATAGATAAATTTTGGGAAAATATAGATAATCTAAATATTCTTTCTATGAATAATAAATCAAATTATCAAATAATTGATTTTAATACACCAAATAAAACTATAACTGATGAGTTTGTTATAAAAGTTAATGTAGGATATCCAGTTAAGATGATGGAAGTTATAAGAATAAGTCAAACAAGGTCAGATAATCATACTGGAGATAATAATAATTTATTATCAGATAGTAGATTTAAGTTTTAAAAAAATCAATAAAAAATTTGACACATAATTTTATTGATATTTATAATTTTAAAAAGGTTAAACATGTCAGGAAAAAAGTCTACTTCAACTCAAATTTTAGAAGAACTTACTACTTTAAAAACTATTATTGTTAATATG